CTGCCGTCTGTGGGTCTTTGGTAACCGAAAGCCCTAAAAAGAAAACAGAGTGGGATCGCATTCAAGAGTTTGCGAAGAAGAACGATCTAGAACTTATAATGTTTGCCGTATTTTTGGTAGCCGCTTATGACCACTTTGGTTTCGATGAGCCGCTACCGTTCATGCTTAGATTTAATTATGCCAACGATAACGGGCATGAACTAATGCTGTTAAAGCCAATAACAGACAACGTCGATGTTGGCGCAACTTATCGCAACGATGACAGGTTTATGCTGTTTGGTCAGTGGAGATTTAAATAATGGCTACTATTACATTAAGACAAACGAAAGGTAGTCCGCTCACTTTTCAGGAGATGGACAACAACCTGACGAATCTTAATAACGACAAGTTAGAACAGATCAACAATCTTAACGTAGCCAGTACGCTTGACCTTAATACTGACTACATTGCCATCTATGATGCAAGTCAGGGAGACAGCAGAAAGATTCTTGCCAATGCAGTGCCGTTTCTTAACCGCACATTGGTAATTAAGGCTATTGCTGATGGCCTTCCGACTTACGTTGCTAATGGCGTTGCACGAATTGTTTTACCGTCTAACTTTGATCAATTGGTTTTAGACAAGGTTGGGGCGCATGTTTACACACCTGCTACTGGATCTACCACTATCGTACAGATCCACAATGAAACCCGTGGTGTAGACATGTTGAGCACTCGTATCGAGATTGACGCAGGTGAAAATGATACGAACACATCTGCTACGCCCCCGGTTATTAACCCATCCAACGAGCGCGTGTATAACGGCGATGTTCTTAGATTTGATATTGACCAGATCGGATCATCGACTGCGGCTCTTGGATTAGAACTAAGGCTAGAGTTTGACGTTTGAGCGGATTTAAAGGGTATCCCCCATCTGTACAGGTTGGTGTTCCGTTTCCTGAAGATGTATGTGTCAGGGTTAATTCAGACCTAATTAGCGACAATATACGTCACAGTATATCGCTAGGGCTAAAGCAGGTAACTCCACATGAAACTCAGTGGGGCAAACACATATGCTTAGTTACCGGAGGCCCATCTCTTAATGAGTCTTTTGACATTGTCAGAGAGCGTTATGAGGACGGAGTTCCAATTGTAACTGTAAACGGTACGTACAATTACTGCATGGACAGCGGAATAATTCCTTCCGCGTTTATCATGCTAGACAGCAGGGAGTTCAACAAGAGGTTTATTGAGCATCCAGTTGATACCTGCAAGTACCTGATTGCTTCGCAATGCCACCCAGAAGTGTTCAATAAACTTGAAGGACACAACGTGTGGCTGTGGCACTGCAACACTCAGGACGAGAACATAGAGATTCTTAAGGAGCACTACGGTGAGGAATACGTAGACTTCTTTCCTATCATAGGCGGTTCTACTGTAACCCTAAGATCGTTGCACCTATTAAGAATACTTGGCTTCCATAAGATCGAGATCTTCGGATTCGATAGTTGTATTATGGATGAACACCACGCTTATCCTCAGCCTGAAAATGATGACGAGCAAGAGGTGGAAATCATTGTAGGCGGTAGACAGTTCAGGTGTACTGTTGCCCACTACTTTCAGGCCAAGGAGTTTGTACAACTAATAGGTGCTACTGGCGCTAACTATGAACTGTCTGTTCATGGAGACGGACTTATTTCACACATTATTAAACATCCAGAATCATTGAAGGAGGCGGCTTAGATGGCGGCTACAGCATGGAGTTTTTACAACAGTTTCCGCGAGTATCTTGGAAACGGCAACTTTGATCTTGACGGTACTCTCGTCAACTTCAACATTGCATTACATACCCATTTGGCTAGTACCAATGTAAACAACGTAGCATTGTCAACGCAAGCCTCTCTTCTTAACGAAGTGGCTAACGGAAACGGCTACGCTACTGGCGGTAAATCACTGGCTAACAAGACTTGGGCATCTGCGGCTACGAACAAGTTTCGATTTGATGCAGATGCTTTGATCTGGACGGCTACTGGCGGCGACATTGCCGATATTAAGTATGCCGTTATCTACCAGTCAGGCGGTAAGTTGGTTTGCTTTTCTAAGTTAACGACAAGCCAATTTACTCTAGCACAGAACAACACGCTTACCATTACGCCTAGCGCGACTGGTATCTTTGAACTTACGTAGGGGGCACTATGGCACTTGAATCAGCAAGTTGGGTTACTCAATTAAACTCAGCCAATCCTACAGCAACAGACCCTGTTGCAGAAGGCGACGATCATCTGCGAATGCTTAAAACAGTTTTGCAGAACAGTTTTCCTTCGTCTTCTACTGCGGCGATCATTCCTAATATGTCTGGTCAGTCTGGAAAATACTTAACAACCGATGGCACTGATGCTTCATGGGGAACCGTTACAGCGGCTAGTCCCGGCTTTGCAGTTGCTATGGCTATTGCTTTATAGGGGATACAAATGGCACAAGATTTTGAACGAGCGTATTCAGCGGCTGTAGGAACTGGTGAGGCAACCTTGCTAACCAGTAACTCAGATGATGCGTTAATTGGCATTCGCGTAACGAACATTCTCTCGTCTGCTGTTACTGCTGATTGCTACATTGATGCCGCAGGAGCGGGTACTGACTACCACATCTGCAAGGGGCTTACCGTTCCGCCTAACTCATCTGTTGAGTTAATTCAAGGCGGCGCAAAGATTGTTCTTCAAAGTGGGGATATTCTTCACGCTAAGTCGAACACAGGCTCCGCGCTAGATATCTGGGTTTCATACGTAGATAGCATTTCTACATAAGGGGGCGACATGGCTGAAGTAGTCAACGGAAATACTTACATCGGGCAAGAGCCTGCCAAAGATGGGTTTTATATTCATCAGGCTACTATTGATGGTGATTATACCATTGAATCAGCCGTGCTTGCAGGGCCAGTTACTCTGACGGGAACGGTTACAGTAACTGGTACATTGGTGATCGTATGAGTACATTAAACGTAAACAATATCGATAAAGAGTCAGGCTCTACTCTGACTATTGGCGGTTCTGGCACAACGTTAAACGTAAGCAACATGGTTCCTGATGTTGCGCTGTCAAACAGGAGCGTCATTATCAACGGAGCTATGAACGTGGCTCAGAGAGGAACGCAGGCAGGGCAAGGCGCATCGAGCGTTTACTCCGCTGTTGATCGTTTTGAGATTGTTGTTAGTGGTGCGAAAACGGCAAGAGTGACTTCTTCAAAACAGGCAACAACTACTGGCGAGTTTTCGAGCCAACTTAAAATTGATTGCACAACAGCGCAGGCATCTGTGGCATCTGGTGACTTATTTGTTGTTAGGGAAAAAATTGAGGGTCAAAACTTACAGCATTTGCAATACGGCACTTCGTCTGCAAAAACGCTTACTGCTAGTTTTACAATTACCAGCCCCAAGTCTGGCATTCATTGTGTCCAAATTCACCACCGTGATGCGGCTTACAGTTATGTTCGTGAGTTTACCGTTGATGCTGCTAATACAGCGCAAAGAATTAATGTTACCTTCCCCGGCTACACAGCAACAGCATTAGATAATGACAATAATTCGTCTCTTGAATTGGCTTGGCCTTTGATTGCAGGGTCTGATTGGCAAACCACAAAAGACGGATGGACTAGCGGTAATGACTTTGCAACAAGCAACCAACAAAACCTGCTAGACAGCACTGCTAATGATTTTCTTATTACTGGCGTACAACTAGAAGTAGGCGAAGTAGCCACTCCGTTTGAGCATGAGTCTTATGGAGATACTTTGCAGAAGTGCCTTAGATATTTCTACAGGATGAACGGAGGAACCATACAGGATTCTGTTACAGGTGCTCAGCAAGGCGGTAATTCCTTTATTACCACTAATTTTCCTGTTGAAATGAGGGCTATTCCAACAGTAAGTGATTCAAATATCAGCCAATCCTACATTTTGTATGGCGGTACTACTTTTGTTTACCTTACCACGCATAGTACCCTGCAGTTTAGTTCGACAAAAAATGTTACAACTTATGCAAGCGCGGCTCTTACTAATGGCCACGCATTTTTTGGTAGGTTATACGCAACTGGATCATACCGACAATTTGATGCGGAGTTATAGAAATGGAAATTACTTCTGCTAAAAAATTAAACACCGCAATTGAAAACGAGTGGATTGGAATTAAGGCGATTATTGATGGCGTTGAAATGTCCGTTCCACTAGACCCTTCCAACCGCCACTACGCCGCCATTATGGAAATGGTAAATGCGGGAACTCTAACCATAGCGGAGGCTGACAATGGCGAGTGAAATTAAAGCAAACAAGATTAGCCCTGCCACTGGCACGGCTTTCACATTAGGAGACAGCGGCGACACGTTTACTCTGCCTTCTGGGGCAACGCTTGCTGTGGAATCAGGAGCCACGATTAGCAATGCGGGTACGGCTAGTGGGTTTGGTAAGGTGTTGCAAACTGTTTCAACAAGTTATGCAACAGCAGAATCCACTACGTCAACCTCATATGTTGATAGTTCTTTAGTTGCAACAATTACTCCCGCTTCATCATCAAACAAAATTTTAATTTTTGTTTCAACCGCGTGGTTTACTACTCATGCGACCAACCCCGCGGCAGATGCACGAATATATAACAGTACAGATGCCGTAACAATAAGTGAGACGCTTGCACAGGGTTATGACGGTGGAGGTGGAACTATTTATCAGGGCATTTCATGTTCGATGGTAGGAGAGGACACAGGAAGAAGTGTTGCAACTACATACAAATTACAGCATAAAGCAAGTAGTGCTGGTAGAAACTCAAATTTGCAATATGGAGACAGAATCGGTTGGATTATCTTGATGGAGGTTGAAGCATGATTACCAAACTAGATGCAATTCAATCATTGCGACCTTTTGCTGAATACACTCTAAGAGGCGAAGAACTTGAGTGGTTGGACAACAATTACACCGAACCAACAGATTCTGAAATTCAATCTGAAATCGCAAGGCTAGAAGCAGAACACGCCGCTACCCAATACCAACGTAATCGAGCCGCTGAATACCCAAGCATCGAAGCACTTGTCGTAGCCCTATGGGAAGGCGTTGTTGAGGAACGTATGGCGGCAGTCACCGCTCTTGAGGCTATCCGTCAAGAAATTAAAGCGAGGTATCCGAAACCATGAGTACACTTAAAGTAGATGCAATGGAGCCTCGCACAGCGTCAGGAACTATTGCTGTCGCGGCTACGTCAGGCAACATAACTACGCTTACATCGTCTACCAGTATTACCATAGACCTGTCCAACAGCAACAACTACAAGGTTACGCTAGGACACAACGCAACGTTCAACAACCCTAGCAATATTGTCGCGGGTCAGACGGGTAGCATCTTTATCACGCAAGATGGCACTGGCTCACGCACAGCCTCTTGGGGAGCCTACTGGGATTTTGCAGGAGGAACTGCGCCTACGCTTACTACGACTCCTGCGGCTGTTGACCGCATTGACTATGTGGTTCTTGACAGCACCAACATTCAAGCCGTAGCGACTCTGAACTATTCATGAGTGGATTAACAGGTAACAATATCCTTGCCGGGTCGTCAGGGCAGGTTAGCGGCTATGAGATTGAGCAGTCGTTGCGGTTTGAGGATGGTGACTCTCCGCGTTTGACAAGACAATATGTTTCCGCAGGAAATCGTAAAATATACACTTTGTCTTGTTGGGTTAAAAGAGGTGCTTTAGGCGATAAAAGAATTTTTGGTGCAGACGGTTCCTCTAACTTTGCTTGGGTTTTGCAATTTGCTAGTAACAACAAGATTTCTGTTGGCGCATATAGCGGAGGATATGTTTATCAAGTTGTTACTACCGCTGTATATAGGGACGTTGGCGCTTGGTATCACATTGTTGTTGCAACAGACACTACTCAAGCAACAGCAAGCGATAGAATAAAAATTTATGTTAATGGCGAACAGGTAACTGCGTTTGATACCGCATCTTATCCGTCTTTAAATCTCGATACCTCAATTAACAACAATGCAGCAGGTCGACCTCACGGCATTGGATATATACCCGGCAGTGGGGGCGATTACGATGGCTACCTTGCAGAACTAAATGTTGTTGATGGCCAAGCCCTAACTCCATCAGACTTTGGCGAAACCAACGAAGATACAAACCAGTGGATCCCAAAGAAGTACGTTGGCACTTATGGCACTAACGGCTTCTACTTAAACTTCAGCAACAGCGCATCACTAGGAACAGACTCTAGCGGCAACGGTAATAACTTCACGCCGACTAATCTAGCGGCTACCGATCAAAACTTGGATAGTCCAACGAATAACTTTGCTACTCTTGATCCTCTTGGATTAAAAGCAAGAAATGGATCAAATCTTACGTTATCTGAAGGAAATTTAAAGTGTACCAGTGTTGCAACCTCCGGAGATGTCCAATCATCTATTGGAATGAGGTCTGGTAAATGGTATGCAGAAGCAATTGTTATTGATAGCGTTTATCCTGCGTCTTTTGGGGTCATGGTTAATAATGGAACCGCTGACCAAACTGAATCAGGAACGCACTCAGTAAGAGTTAACAATACAATTATTCAAATTGATATGGCAGAGCCAGGAGCGCAAACTGGTTTAAGCGGCATAAGCGTTGGTGACATTATAGGTATAGCATTTGATGCCGATACTAGATCAGTACAGTTTTACAAAAATAATTCTACCTATGGAACTGCCGAAACTTGTCCATTAGGAGATGCCGGAAATTTTTATTATTTTTATTTTGGCAATGGAACTACAGTAAACAAACAAATCTGTTTTAACTTTGGCCAAGACTCATCCTTTGCCGGAAACAAGACCGCCCAAAACAACACAGACGCTAACGGCATTGGTGACTTCTACTACGCACCACCATCAGGCTATCTAGCACTTTGCGAAAATAATTTGCCTAATCCTAGTATTGCTTTACCGGGAGAACATTTTAATACTGTGTTGTATACGGGCGCAGGAGGCACTTATTCTCTGACTGGCGTTGGTTTTCAACCTGACTTTATTTGGATAAAGCAAAGATCAGGTGTTGAACGACACCACATTGTTGACGCTGTTAGGGGAGCAAGTAAAAATCTTTCTTCCCATTCAACAGCCGCAGAATCTACAAACCCCGGAGACGGTTATTTGTCATCAATTGATTCTGACGGATGGACTGGACCGGGGGATAAACCTGCAACAACCTCTACTAGTGTAACTTTTGCTTCATGGAACTGGAAAGCCAACGGTTCTGGCTCATCTAACACTGACGGCACAATTACTTCAACAGTAAGTGCTAACACTACAGCAGGATTTAGTATTGTTAGTTATACGGGCAACGGCACGAATGGAGCAACTGTCGGTCATGGGTTGTCACAAA